GATGGTGAAATAAAGCAAACCAATACACAATCTAATGTCATATTAGATGGATCTGGAAATGCAGTTGTAGATGGATCAGGTACTCCAGTAACAACGACTGCAGTTGCAAATACTCCACTAGAAAATACTAATAAACTTAAACGTGCCGCTGAGTTTACACCAAGCTCTGCGTGTACAGCATTAATTAAACGATTCGAAGGTTTGCGCTTAAATGCATATCAAGATTCTGTTGGCATATGGACTATTGGTTATGGCACTACACGAATCAATGGGAGTGTTATACAAGCAGGTATGACGATCACTGAAGCTCAAGCCGAGCAATATCTCTTAAGTGATCTTACTGAAAAGTTTGTTCCAAGCATTCAACGTAATACTCGTGCATTAATAACTCAATCGATGTTTGATGCATTATGTTGTTTTACTTACAACGTAGGCTCTGGTAACTTAAACAAGTCTACATTATTTAAAGATCTTAATGCCAGCAAGTATTTAGACTCTGCTTCTGGTTTTATGCAGTGGACAAAAGCTGGAGGTGTAGAACTTGCCGGTTTAGTAAAACGCAGAACTGCAGAAAAAGATTTGTTCCTTGCAGATGGTATACCCAATTCTGCTGGTGAATTACCAGAACAAGCACCTTCTTCTACTGCTACAACGACAACAGCTACACCAAGTGCAGATTCTACAACAGCCGCAACACAATCTTCTGCAAGCGTAGTTGGATTCGCAGATCCTAATAGAAAATATCCTTTGTACTTTGACGAGCCAGATACTAATAGACTTGCACGTCATGAAGAAATTAACAAGACTATTGTTTATAAGAAAGAAGCAGCTCAACTAAAAGGTGTGCAGGTTGCTGATGGATCTACATGGGATCAATCACCTATTCCTTATAATGCGCAGTATCCATTCAATCATGTTATGCAGACTGAATCTGGACATGTGCTAGAATTTGACGATACTCCAAATTCTGAACGAGTACATATTTATCATAAGTCAGGAACATTCACCGAGATTGATGCTAATGGAACCCAAGTAAATCGAATCATTGGTGATGGTTATGAAATACTTGAAAGAAATGGATATGTTCAAGTCAATGGTTCACTAAACGTAACAGTTGATGGTGCACAGAATATTATCGTTAAGAATGCTATGAATCTTAACGTAAATGGAGTTGCAACTATCAATGTTTTCAATGATGCGTACTTAAATGTAAGTGGATCTTTAAATGCGTCGGTTGGTGAAGCATTTAATCTTAAAGCAGATTCAATCGTAATGGAAGGCAATAGTGTTGATATTAAATCTAATGGCTACTTGAACGCTTCCGCAAGTGGAGAAGTTAACGTTCTTGCTGGCGGCACATTATATGCAGATGGTAACCAAATCGAAATTGCAAATGGAGCTACTGCTGCGGCATCAGCTGATGTTAATGATACAGCAGATCGCCAATCTCCAGAAATGCCAGACTTTGGTAAGTTAACTGTAATTACTCGTGGCGCTACTGCTTCTGGTCAATATGAAACACCTGATGAAGGTGATTATACAGCCTATGCACAGAAACAAATTAATAATGGCGCTATAAAGAAAGAAGAAATGGATACGGGCACACAGCAAGAAACTCAGCAAGCTCCACCTCCTGTAGCTACACCTGGTGCTAAGAGTTGTGATGCTATCATGATGAAAGAAACATTCGAACCATCATTCGCATTATCTAAGAATTTTACTCTTGGTGCATTGACTAAAAATGGTAGTCGTCCAGTTGTAGATCAACAAGGATTGAAAGTACAAGAGATTGTATGTAATCTTAAAGGTCTTGCCGAGAATTGCTTAGAACCTATACGTAGTATGTATCCAAACATGATGTTAACATCTGTGTTTAGACGTCCGGGTGATGTTGCAAATTCTTCTAAGACTTCTGATCACTATCTTGGATGTGCGGCAGATATTGTTATTCCTAACTTAGATCGTCAGGGCCACTATGAAGCAATCCAGAAGATACAACAAATGGTTCCATACGATCAATTGCTTTTAGAATATCAAGGAGCTAACACTGTTTGGATTCATGTATCTTTCAAATATGCTGCAGCTAAGAAACAGATTTTCACTATGCGAGATCATAAGAGAATCAGTGACTTTGGTCAATTCGTATTGGTGGCGTAATGGCAGCAATTGCACTACAAGATTCTATGTCTCAAGGCGAAGCTGGATATCCTCCAACTGCGCCTTCTACTGCTCTTTCAACTAAGACACGAGTAAACGGAAAGTATGTAGTGCTTAAAGATCAGACGATGTATGCAGCTCATAGTAAACCAAAATCTCCTACGCATACTGAACCTATGCGTATAGTTACAGGTGGATCTTCTAAAGCAAAGATCGAAGGCAAGTCAATTGCACGATTGGGAGATTCTATAGCAGATGGTGATACTATTGCTCAGGGATATTCTAAAGTCAACGTAGGTGGATAAATATAAGATATGGCTAAAAACACTCGCACCTTTTCAGATATCGACATGGTATTCCTTCCGAATCCCGTGTCTAAAGACATTTCTCGCAAATATGATGAGAATGCTATAAAGCAATCCATCAAGAATATTATTATGACAAAGAACTTTGAGAGACCATTCCATAGTGATATTGGTTCTCAAATTTCAGCATTGTTGTTCGAGCCTATCACACCATTGCTCAGAGCATCAATTAAAAAGACTATCGTCAATACAATTACGACTTATGAGCCAAGAGTAAACTTATTAGATGTATCTGTACTCTTAAGTCCTGACAACAATGGTGTTTATGTGACGATTGTGTTTTCAATCGTTAATACAAGTACACCTATAAGTGTCGATCTATTCCTAGAAAGAACTCGATAAATGGCTAATAATAAAATAAACGTTTCTGATCTTGACTTTGATTTAATCAAGTCAAATCTTAAAGAATTTCTCAAGAGCCAAGATCAATTTACTGATTATGACTTTGAAGGTTCAGGATTGAGCGTTCTTCTTGACGTGCTTGCTTATAACACACATTATAATGCAATGTATACAAACTTGGCTATCAATGAAATGTTCTTGGATTCTGCAAGCAAGAGAGATAGCGTAGTATCCATTGCAAACAACTATGGTTATTTGCCAGTATCTCGTACGGCAGCAACGGCTAACATATCGATGACAGTACCTGTTGGAAGTAATACAAGCGGTACGTTATCTTTACCAAAGTTTAGTCCATTTACATCTACAGTTTCTGGCACAGAATACGGGTTTTATACAACAGCCGAAATAATTGGATTACGTAATGAAGCTACTTCAACCTACGTATTTTCTTCGATTGATTTATATGAAGGAAAGCCTGTAGTTGAAAGATTTAATCTTTTAGAAAACACTAAGATTATTCTTCAGAATCAAAACATTGACGTTAGCACGATTAAAGTTAGTGTTCAAGATCCAACATCACTAAATACTACTTCATACAAATATTCAGAAAAAGCTCTTACTCTTACTCCAACGAGTGAAGTTTTCTTTATCCGCGAAATCGAAGGTCAATATTACCACGTTTATTTCGGTAAAGACAATCTTGGAAAAGAACCAGCGATTGGTTCTGTTATTACAATTGAGTATATTGTAACAAATGGTTCTGCAGCAAATGGAATTAAGTTATTCACATATGGCGGAGCAAGTTTTGGTAATGCTCCAACTATAACTGTAAACGCAATTGCAGCTGGAGGAAGAGAAGCTGAAACCGTTGACGAAATCAAATACAATGTTGCTCACAAATACAAAGTTCAAGATCGTGCAGTAACAGCTACTGATTACGCAGATATTATTAAAGCAAACTATGCAGACATTGACTCGATTAATTGCTGGGGTGGCGACACAATGGATCCTCCAGTTTATGGTAAAGTTTACATTTGCATCAAGCCGCAATCTAGCTTGTTCTTAACTTTATCTGAAAAGAACTCAATTATTGAAGATATAATCAAGCCAAAAGCAATGCTTGGTATTTTCCCGACAATGGTGGATCCTATCTATAACACAATTCAATTTGAGACTACGGTATATTATAATCCAAACTTGACAAATAAGTCATCTTCACAGATTGAACAAGCTGTTCGTCAATCTATTGTGGATTACAATGATACGTATCTTCAAAAGTTCGATGGTGTTTTACGTTATTCACGTTTAATTCGAGCAATTGACGATTCAGATCCAGCGATCATAAATAACATCAGTACAATAACTTTACGTAGAATTGTTGATGTTGTTTTCAATCTTTCCACTAGTTATACAGTTCAACTCAATAACCCGATTTACAAACCTG